CTGTCCGGCTGTATAAGATCGCTATACTTTATTCCCTTTACTTCGTTCGCCATTTGATTTAAATTTATTTGTTCTTACTCCTTTTTGCCTGTCTCTTAATCATTTCGAAAGCGGTGTAAAACTCAGACACCGACATTTCACGTGCATTTATGTGCATATTCTGCGTGATAACTAAGCACATTTCTTGAAACTCCTTGTCCGTCTTTATCTCGACCGAATCAGTACCGTAGAATATTCGAGGCGGGAAGAAGGTTAGTAACTTATCCTCTATTTCCTTCACCGCCTCACTGTTATCTACGTTGTTCACAAGTTTGTCTAACTTTGCTTTTATCATCGATAGTTTAATATCGTAATACTCTTTAATCAGAGGATCGTCCGCCATCCGTGGGAAGTATACCGATACTTCCGCCTCTATTTTTTTTTTGACCTTCTGAAACGGTTCAGAAAGTTCGTTAATAGTTGCATCGCTGAGACTGTCAAATATCGCCTTTAGATCAGAGTCGGACGCATTAACCGGATATTCCACGCCATCGACCGATTTAACGAAGGCGGCAAAAGCCATCATTCCCGGATGTACGCCATTCGACGCCATATTGAAACACTGCCTTAGATTCATTAGCTCGTTATACGTGTGTTCCGGCTGCGTCCTGCAATAGGCAATAGCACGTTGCAAATGCGTGTCAAGTTCATCGATAGTACTACCGACTCCCGACTCAATCAGCATAAGACGGTTAAACTTCTGATAACGGACGATAGGCATTTCATCAATGTCTTCGTATACCGTTACCGTGTGATTCCCTACCTTAATCGTGTTCATTCGTCACCTCCTTATCTGCCTGCTCGTATAATATGGCAAACGTTTCTTCATCTACTGAGTAAGTAACATTTTCGCCAAGAACGATATAGTCGTTATCAAACACCCGAAAAGTGTTTCCGTTTATTCGTGCAATCATTACGCCATCCATTGCGGAAAGTAGCTCAAAACTTGGCAATAACTGCGCTAATTCGTGAACATCACCGTTAAACTTAACCGCCTTCACGATCTCGAAAGGCGGGATAGTTGATACATAATTTCTAATCTCCATAATCATTAATTAAAATTCTACAAATAGGTGTTGCAAAGATGGGGGTAAGGATAAACACCGGGTTTAGCATTCCGACAGACATGATCACTGAACAAATAACACACGCCCAAAACGATAGGCAGAAATCGCAGTTGGTTAGCTCGTTAATCAGTGATCTATCACCATACCACCAGAACACCTTAGATAACCAAGCATCACCGAACACTGACATCCGTTCAATTACACCCGTCTTTCGGGCAAAGTTAACACAAAATGCCGCTACAAACGAAACAAGTAGCACGCAAGAAAGAGAATAATTATAAATATCCATAATTCAAATATTAGTTTGTACAAAAGTATGAATAAAAAGCAATTTTGCAAAGATATTGATTATTAAAACGTTAGTCTCGAACTCTCCGAAGACGGATAAAAACGAAATGTTTATAAATAAGAAAAGGAGTCCGAAGACTCCTAACCTACATGATTTCTGTATAAAACAAACGCTTCCACAATCTCCGGCATAACTTTAAGAGAGCCAACGATAAGCCGCCTTTTAATCATAGACGAAACAATGATAATCTTATCTTCCTCACGCCGAATATACCCCATCTTATCAGCCCACATCATAAAACCAGGTATTTGCTGTGGATACAACAAATCACATAAAGGAAGATATATTTTGCAGTCGATAGGAAGATTGTAACTGCGATCCTTGCTTTTCTCGCAAATATCTAAAAGCGTCTTTAGTCTCTCCCTTTCATTGTGATCTATCATATTGGCTATATATTCGTCCAACTTTTCGGAGTAACTCACATCTTTGCGGTAGTCCTCCCAGTCCTTTGTATTATTCATTCTTTTCACGGCTTAAATAGACATACAGCAATGAAGGGTGAACGAACACATTGCCGTTTTTATCCAAGTTAATTAGATCGTTTTTTGATACGTATTTATGCGCAATTAACGAACGCCCTCCTATAGTGAATACGTCTTCTTCCACATCCAAAAAACCACAGTTAGCACACCAATCTAAAAAAGCGTGAGGGGAGAGTAAAAAATCGCCTATATCAATCAAATCACAACACTTCAACGTAGACATTATTTCTTTGCTATCTGCGTCACTTTCTTTCTCAACACGTCTAATTGTATCATCAATTTGCGATCTTAGCTCTGAGAGCATTAAAACAACTTCTTTGTTCATAAGTCAACACATTTAAATTAATACTTTAACTTTTAAAACTCTGTAACATTTCGTTTGAATTTCTCCTTTACTACCTTGAACACTAAACAATCTAATGTTCTTTCCCTCATGCACAGATATTTTTTGCACATGCTTTCTAAACCTCCCTTTCGGAATGCACATCCGTTGCATGAAATAGTATCCCGTGGTATTGCTTGAATTGTTACTTCGTTTGCTGTGATCGGGTGTACTACTTTGAACACCTCAAAATCTCTCACTTTCTTTTGCTTCATTCTGATAGATCTTCAAATGTGGGTGTTTTCATATTGTTTTCTTCTTCTTCCTTGAACTCGTTCTTTGCCGGAAGTTCTATATATCTCACATCCTGTTCCCTCTCTCTTTTCGAACATTTGATTTGAGTACAACTAAAGTTTTTAGCTGTTTTAGCGAAGAAACATCCTTCGCACCAGCTACCGCCATTTTTAGACTGTACGCACTTTATTAAGTGGTATTTCCCTTCATGGTCTATAACTTCCATAACTTCTCCTACATCTAATTTTAGTGGCAGGCATGATAAATCTAATCTTTTCATAACTTTACTTATTTATAGGTTTGACACTTTCCCGTAGCCATGTCTACACATCACATAAGCGGGCATATCTTTTTAAACTCCTTTTGTCTAAATAGGCATTCTCTGCATGATATTACATTGTTGCCTTCCATTGTTTGCACTCTTATCATTTCCCCTGTTATCGGGTGATTCATTGTGAAGGTATCATATAGTTCAACGCTTTTAAATTTCCCCATCTCTCACCCTCCTAAATGTTGGTTTAGACCCATCACCATTAAAACACCATATACGCCAACATAGATTAGCAAGTTCGCCACTACTAAAAACACATTTCTCGCATGCGTCTCCATTAATACACGATATTGTTTTCACTTTTCTATCTATTCTCTTGTTCGGTACCTCCGCAAAGAATACCTCTCCCTCTTCCGGTTCAAATAGTACATTATCACTCATTGATACCCTATACATTTTCGACCTTCCTTCTTTTTTTTGATGTACATTTAATTATAATTTCATTTCCATCTCTTCTAAAACGCCCGGAACATCGTATATATTCACACTTTTGTAAGCGATCAAACAAACACCCCTCACATGAAAGGTCTTTGATTTTCTCTGCAATACACGAGTAAGTATATTCATTTGTTTCAACGGTTACCTCTTCCCCTATTTCCGGTTCAATTTTCAACGTTCTCAATTCTACTACTTTCATAATGTTTTATTTTTAAGTCAGGCTTTAACACCGGACATTTTATATTAAATTGATTTTATAGCTTTATCACTGATTATCTTAATCTATTCGTCACCGATTTTAAAGTCAATCACTTCTTTCATAATAATTCTCCTTTCTCTATTCTCTCCCTTTTTACCTCTTTGAAACTTACACTGTCTTTTGTTTCACGCTCCGGTAAATTGCATTTAACGTGATTACAAAGGCCTAAACCCATTTCCCCAAAGAAGCAACAATCACACATATTTTCTCTTTTGTCCTCAACACACATTACTGTAACTTTATCACCTTTTGGCGTTAATACCTCCATTTCCTCACCTACCTTTAGGTCAATAGGTAGCATTGATAAATCTAATTTCTTCATAATATTACTTTTTTATACGTTTGACCTTTCTAAAAATTAATTGCCTACCACGATTAAGGCAATTGACTTGCATGCACAAGTCTTTTAATTCGCCTTTAAAAAATACGCAATTCATACAACCGCTACCGTCTTTCGATAATAACGCCTCTACCTTCCGGTCTATTCCCTTTCCCGGAACTTCTGCAAAAAATACTTCTCCCTCTTTCGGTACGAATCTATCTCTATCCGACAAAGATATTCTATTCATTTCAACCTCCTTAGTTCTCTTTCTTTCTATTAGTTTAAACATAACATTATCTTTACGGTTAAGTTTAGAGCAACTCACAAAATCACCGCAATCACCTCCTACCTTTGTTGCATCATTGAAAGCACATGACTCACATCTCCCGTTTTCGTCCGGTATAGTTTCCGCTACCGTGGTATATATATCTCCTATTACGGTTATAATCTCACCAACCTTTGGTTTTAATATCTTATTTCTTATATCTACTTTCAACATATCTTTTAATATTGTGCCGGGATATTATCCCGGCTGTTATTGTTATACTGATTTCAAACCATCGCGTGAAATACTTTCTTTTAAGTCTCTCAAAATATATGTGGCTCTTTCGTTGCCGTTTTCGGCTGCTTTAACTAAGACCTCATAATGTGATAGCTTGTTTCCTCCGTAAATGCCTGCACTACGCAATAGGGATAATACTTTAGAATGGCTTATCTTTTGTCCTTTATAAATGTAAGTAGTCATATTTTTAATTTTTATGTGGGGGTAATACCCCCACTTGTTAATAATTAAAGTTATTCGTTTATTCCAATTGCTTTTCTTATAAAGTCACATGCTTCATCATGTGAAAAGTTTAACTTTCTTTGGGCAACTTCTATCATTGCATCAACCTGTTCTTTTGTATCCATGTTTCCTTTTGACACTGCAAATATAAGGATAAGATTTAATATTGCAAGCTTAAATTTAATATTTAACTATTATTTAACTGTTAGATTCAATCTTTCGTTGCGAATCTTGTTAAGTCGTTCGGCTACCTTTTTAGCTTCTTCTTCTGTAACCTCCATAGACGCCAAACTTTTATCATAGTTATCCATAACGAGATAATAACCTCTACACTTTTTCACGTAAAATTCGTTTGCCTTGTGGCTCTTTAGATACTTATCTACTTTCATGGCTTTTGCATGTTACTTGATATTCATCATTTGTTTTACTTTATCCTCTCCGAAATAGTTAACAGCCTTTTCAATGTTGCTAACGTAGTTCTTTGCTATTTGGGGATATTGTTTCATGATCTTTGCGATAACTGACATTATTTCTTTTTCTGATACGTTTTTTCTTCTTCTCCAAACGATTTCAGATTCTTGCAAAATACGAGTCATAAACCAACCAAGATTATAGAAACTATCTTGCTTAACATTTTCATTAAAAAAGCTAATAACTAAATTTCTGTTATCTGCTAATACTGATTTTACCTCTATTGCTGTCATATCTTTCATTTTTTATTATTACTACTTTGTCATTCATCGAAAGATTTGGGCTTTATAGCTTCATTTAATCGGATACCGAACCTTCATTTAACCCTTCGTAGATACCGTTGCTTATTTTCTACTCTTATGAATTTAATCTTTCAACAATCTTTTTGCGTCTTGGTTAGATTGTGGTGTCTTTCGTTGTTTGACATTGCAAATATAAGGACTTTATTTAATATTGCAAGCGAAACTTTAAGTTTTAACATGTATTTAACACAAAAAGGGGGAAACTCCCCCTTTAATAACACCCTTCTTCGCAATGAATATCACACTCAAACCGCAAACACGCATAGGGATAAACATAGTATTGGTTATCCGTCTTTTGGATAGAAAACTCCTTGTATACGTTATTGGCATCGTGGAATATCTTTCTCACCTGTATATCACCGGATGGCAGATAAAGCTCATGCGTTAAGGCTCTTAGTATTTCGGACTTTACAAACTCCACGTTGTAGTATTCCGCACCCGCTATTTTACGGGTATCGAACCAAAAGATAATGCTAACCGTCCCCCTCAGATCGCCAAAGCCAGACAAAGAGTTTCCCCCTTCGTAATCTTGTGAGTCGTGCATATAGAAAAAGCAAACGTTACCCCTCTTATCGTCCGGCTCTAAGCGCAAATAATCATTTCCCTTAAAATACACTGATGGGGTAACAAATTTCCCCCTCTCGTTTCTCTCTACCAATTTAACCACGTTCCCGAAAGCGAAATTAAGCCATTTAAGCGATTTTGTTAGGCTTACCTGTACATCGGCTATCGTTTTATCGAAAAGTGCCGCATTTGGTCTAATTATAGCTCTATCGTTCATTTAATATCTCCTTTACTCTGTTATATGCTTCGTCCTTCACATAATCGTTAATAAACTCAGCAAGTGAATCATTTGTTAACCCGAAAATTTCAGCACCGTATTTTTTTATAAGCCAATTAGTTTTTTCATCTGAGGCTTTTATGTAAAACCGATCTTCTGCCGTCTCAACATAAAAAGAGTCGTAAAACTCCCCTGTGTCTTTAAGCGTCACCCGGTCATACGGTTGCCTCTTTTCTATTTTGACTTGTATAGTTAAGGGTCGGTAGGGTTGGTATTCGTCTATACGAACACCTAAACGGTTAACACCCTTGGCGTATAGCTGATCTTGTGCGTTCATATCAATAAGTATATTATCATTGTCACGCACAATCTTTTTTGCTATCTCTCCGGTGTCTAGTTCCTCACCTACCTTCTTGAACTTTTCTATCAGATCGTTTATCATGTTGCTTTAAATCTTATCCCGTTGTTCCGGCAAGAAAGGCATATTCTATCCATCCCCTTTGTATCAATAGAAAGAGCCTCAAAAGCCTTCTTTAGTTCGTATCCGATACCCTGCGCACGTCCCTGTGAGTTTCCGTCAACTTCGTACAATAGCGTTTCACGGTCGATGTTCAATTGATTGGCATTTTGCCGAACGTTCGGATTTAATGCAAGCTCTCGCAGCACATAAGAAGCCATTTGCAGAGAAACGGCATGCGTGAAGGCATACTTAGACTGAATGATAAAGTCAGTTATATCACATCCTACCGACAATTGAACGTTTAAACCGTAGCAGATTGCAGACGTATACATGTTCATTTCTATATTCCACATCTTTACGCCATCTTCAGACTGCGTAGAGTCAACTCTATACGGTGACACTCTGATATACTTTGTTAGCTCTCTCCACGCCTGCACGCTTCCGATATTACAAGTACCGCACGGGTCACGTGAAAAGTCCTTAGAAACGTTTATAGCATACATTCCCAAAGGCAATTCTTTTTGATCGTAACACAAGTACCACAAGCCACCGGGTGAAGTTTCCTCAGACATATAAGGCAGCAACACATCACTTCCGACATCAAACCATTGATAAGAACCATTTTTAGTATAATTCAAATCAAACGTCTTAATCGGGTCTACCTGTGAGGTGTGCATAAGGTAAAGTTTTACCTTCCCCGGCTTGTTAAACTGCAAACCTATCTTTTCGATCTTGGTTGTTACACCCATAGAGCGAACAGGCAATATTTCATATCCTACAATGCTATCGGTAGGGTCAATCTCGTTATTTATCTTCCCCGAACCATCGAAGAAGTTTGTACGCTCCAAAAGCGTCTTTGTTTCCCCCGCAATCAACTTTTCATTAATGAAGCGAGTAACGGTATTGGTGATCGCTCTTTCGTTCAATTCACGCAAATAATCGCTTAGTGGGTTGTACCGTTTCCAGTTCTCGCCATCGGAAGGCTCTACGCCTACATTCTCCGTTGTTGCTTCCCACACTTCCGGACGCAACGTTAACACGTCTTTTCCGTGAACAACTTTGTCACCCGGGTTATAAGTGTCGGTATCCAGATACTCCGGATAACGCAAATGATAGTCGAGCGGCATAATAGATTCAATGTTTCTTAGCGTCACAAGCGGGTGAACGTCTTGAAACATAACACCACTATCGGACACCGTTAAACTTTCGTCTATCTTAGCGTCTCTATCGTACGACTGCCGCCATCCTACGAGCGTGGCAAGTTCTTTTTGTATATCCTTTAATCTGTACATGGTTATAAATAAAAAAAGGGAAGGGATTTTGTCCCCCTCCCTTTGTTAATACTTAGTTTACTTTCTCGTTACGCTCCCTGAACTTCCTTTGTGTTAACGGGTGAATCTGTTGAGTTCTTCACCTCAACATTCAGATTTGCATCCTGCGCATTGACTTTAACACCAACTACGCCATCAGTAGACGAAACTGCTGTACCTTTGACTTTATCCAAATCTACTTTCAGAGTAGATTCAGCAACCGGACTACCTCCGATTTTAGCAAGGTTAACAGATAATTCGCCAGCCGGAGAACCACCACCGATCTGATCTGCATTGGTGATAAATACCGGAGTACCGCCAAACTGCGAATTTTCTTTGTTTACTTCGACCTTCATAATTGGGTTGGCGATTGTTGCAGGATCGGAGTTAAAAGCCACTACGAAAGCAATATCTACTGAGAAACCGTAGAAATGTTTAACGTCACAAGTCATATCGGCAGTAGCTGCGCCTGCGATAGCCGACTGATCGCCCACCTCTTCGTAGTAGTGTGTTCCGACCTCTTTACCGAAATAAGGAAGAACAACTTTTCCAAATTCATGCGTGCCCGATTTAGTGTTGTTGTAGGCTGCACGGTCTACACGGGTCAACAAACCAACGTTACCCGACTCAACAGCATACATCTGAGCGAAGTTTTCCGGCTCTAAAGTCATGTTGTTGGTGAAATGGAACACTTTGTTTGCATACTCCAACTGTTTGTTAACGTTATTGTACAAACCGTGCTGTTCCAGTTTACGCAACATTGAGTCTACACCAGTGTCGCCAATGATATGAAGTTGACCGGAATAGTCGTTTGCACGGAACATCGGGTGCAAGTCGCTTAGGATGTCGTTGCGCTGAGTGAATTTCACTTGCACATCATTACCTTCTTTTGTGTAATACAGCAAGTTTCCGAATACCTGTGTTTTGTTTGCCTCCAAAGCCGCAATAGCGTCCTTATCAACGGTATCCATGAACTTACGGATGTGCTTTTGTAGCTTTCTGTTCCAGTCCTGTTGGTAATCGATTTCGTTGTTTGAATACATGTTCGGTGTCATAGTGAAGCCGAAAGCATAGGTTTTCCAAGTTACACCGATCAAACGAGAAGTGTTCTCCGCATCTGCAATAACGCATGTGCGGGCGTTTGACACAGTTACGCTTTTATCGTAATCAATTACGGGAATCTTAATATCGCTTCCCATTGAGGCGAACGCTCTACGCTTAGTTTCATCGGAAAGCATTGAATCCATCGCATTTGTTTGAGACAAAAAGAAGTCATACGCACCCCATTCGGTCATGCGTGACATATTTTTGTCAATGTTAGGGTTTTTTAATCTAAACTCCTGTGTTCTTGTAGCAATTAACGACATAAATCTATTGTTTTAAAGTTTATATTGTGAGGGGTTAACCCCCTCTTTAGTTATTCTGTTGGCAAATCTGCGATCTTGTTTTCAACCCAAATTTTATCAAGCTCCGTTTGATACTCTTCCGACTCGCTTGTATAACCTTTCTTAGCTAAATACTCCTGCGCAACCTTGTTTGCCTCTACTTTGGTTTTGCAACCGCTTAAATCAAGCAAGCTACCGTTACCCTGTCCGCCTCCGGAACTTCCCGCACCGCCTGCCTGTCTACCTTTGTCAAGAACACCGAACTGTTCAAACTGTTGAGACAGAAGCTCTGATGCGGTAAACGGTTTCAGACTGTTTGCAGGGTTGTTGTAAGGTACACCGTCTTTCATGAAAATAAGACTTTCAGAACCTTCGTCACCTTGCAAAGTTGGTGAGAATTGAGTTTTAAGCAAGTTAACCGCCTGTTGCTTCACAACGTTTAGAACTGGCTCTGAAATATCTTTCTTAAACTTCATCCCCTGCATTGCGCTTGAAATGTAAGAAGTGATCTTGTAATCGTTCAACTTATCGTTAAACTCCTTTTCTTTCTCTGAAAGTTGGTTGTTCAACTCAGCAAATTTTTGCTTGGTGTCGTTTAGTTCGGCTGTAAGCTGATTGATTTTATCTGTATCCCGTTCGCCTCCCTTTTTGGCTCTCTCCGCTTTTAGCTCTTCTTTCAGATCGTTAATCTGCTTTTCAAAAGCCGATGTATCCGATTTAGAAATCTTTGTTTTGACAAACTCAATTGCGGTTTTCAAATCAAGATCGGTTACACCTTCAATGCCAAAAGCCTCTTTCATTTGAGTAGCAATACTGTTTTCGGTTTCTCTGACATTTGCCGCAACCGTCTGCGCTTCATCGTTTTTAGAAAGTTCTGAAATAGCGTTAAGAACTTCATCCGATAGCTCCGATAACGCTTTATTCTGTCTAAGCAAATCTACTGTTAACATTACTTTTCTCCTTTCTCTTTTTATTTCTTCAACTCCGCACGAAGTTTTGCAGCTTCTTCACGTCTAATTTGCTTTTTCAGTTCTTCGTCTGCCTTCATTTTTGCCTCAGCTCTCGCTGCCAGTTCTGCGGCTCGTCTTGCCTCTGAAATTGTAGATTCATATTTAACCGGGTCGAAAACAACTCTCAATGTATAACCCAATCTTGGCAGTCTCGGCAAAATATCAAGTTCAAAAGTCTTTCGCTTGTATTTTTGCAACACCGGGATGCTGATTCTTTGCCCTGTTTTCGGATTAAATTCTTTCACTTCTTGAATAACGTGATACAATTTAACTTCATCCTGCGGGCAAACGTAATTACTTTCATTCAGTTGATCTAACTGATCTGTTCTGTAAACCATTTGCGTACTTTTTTAAAGTGTTAATAATTATTTCAATTTTCTTTTTATAGTCAAGTGCAGAACCGAACTCAATGATATTCATGTTCTCTCTTTCAAATCTACGCACAAATGTAGGAAGGTTTAATTTAACTCGCAAATCTTCCTCACTTATAACGCTTTCTTTATACAGATTTACTGCTTCTTCTCTCGTTAAGTGTGAATAAGGCTCTATCTCGTTAAGGATTAATAACCTTTGCATCTGTGTAGGATCGTTCCGATACTCCGTTTCGATGATCTGTTGCCTCAGTGCATCAAGTTCCGCCTCAGACGCTCCTGTTTCCTTCATGATCTTATAACGATCTGAAAGCTCTTCCGGTGTATAGATATAGAACTCAGTACCGTAGTTAATATTGCAAGAAACAAAGCTATCACCATAACGGAGTAAACATATAGTAGAGTCTACGAATGTTTGCGCTTCTTCGAAACCTCGTTTGATTCTGTTTAGTTTAGTTGTCAACGACTCAAAACCTGCTTTAACTTGCTTTTCATTAATAGCCTCAGACCTGTTTAATTCACCTCCCCCACCAGTCACCGATCTTACAAGTTCCTCTCTCAGCCTCTTTTCTTCGTTTACGTTATATTCGAGTGACCCGGTATCAGCGGATAACATCGTGATAGGGTTTTTCAAATCGGGAACGTTGTGTATTTCGTCCGGGATAGGTATCTCAACATAAGAGCCTGCACCCCTCAAACGCTTGCTTGAACAGATCGGGCACGCCATCGGTTTTCCATCTACACCTGTAATCCACTCGTTTTTTTCGTTCTTTAAAAAACCATCATCACACCTTTCTTTGCCATCGTGTGACTCATAGTGACAATCACGTTCATAACCGGAATAAATCGGATAAGATGCGTATAAATCTAAATGCTTCTTTGCCGTAGAATAATAAAGATACCAGTCGAAAGAGTCGAGTTCGCTCGTTATAGGGCTTATTTTAATGTCGGGTTCACTCAATGAAATAGAGTCAGACCAAAAGAAACGAGCCGGACAATATCCCAAATCGTGCATATTGTCAACCTCTAAAATCAAGTCGTTTTCCCTCGTTTTATCAAATCTTACATAACGTTCTTCATCAATATAGACGATCTTATTTTCGTCCGTTACGTACATGATATAAGCCATCAAATTACAGTCTTTCCCACATGTGCGATAAGAAAGTACGTTTGCGATAGGCAACCAAAAAAAATAAGGCTCTGGCTTTTCTCCTACCTGTACCTCCGGCATATCAACGACCAAAACAGAGTTAATTCTATGCTTGAAATTATCCCAACCGTCCGTACTCCAAACCGAAGGTTCTTTTAAAATATCCTTTCGGTAATACTCCCAGTCATCCCGATCCTCAGATGATTTAAACTGATAGTTATAAACCGGATTCCTACCATCAAAAACACGGCTCAGTTTGTCAAATATCTCAGAAGTAACACCATTTGTTTTAACCGGGAAATGGAACATAGATAGGAAAATATCATATTTATCTTTCGCTATCCACGTCTTAACCTTAGAAAGAAAGTCAATTACTGGCTTATTACGATCATCACTCGTTCTCACCCGTGTGTGAAACGCTATTCTTTCTTCGTGTTCCTTTGCTTTCGCTATTTGACTGATCCCCTCCGGATGTCTGTATATCTCCCTTATTTCGTCTAATGATTTTCCCATTTTCATTTAATTTAAATTCTGAGTCCTCCGGTATATGCCACCCTCCATTATTAACCATTCCCAAAAGTCTCTCAGCGTGTTCAATATCGAATAAACGAGTTTCCCCCAGTTCTTCACAACTGAGGGAAATATACGTTTTTTTAGCTATCATCCGCCTACACCCGCAGAAGGCACTAACTGAGTCAGAGGGTTAAACTCAGGTTTCACGATAGTGAAGTTGTCCGACCAATTAGGCATGAAGTTCCACGTAATAGCATTGCTATCCGGAGCTTCCAAACCTCCGATAGTCTTATCACCGATAAACAGCGACCATACCGGGAAACCGTGCAAATTCTCACCCGTCTTATCACAAGCGATTTGACCGTTTCCATTGATAAGGAACACACCGATCTGCCCCGCTTCACACATCAACGCTTTCATCGCCTTAACAATGGTTTGCGGCAACTTCTTGAATGAAGCTGTAAACGGAGTTGACTCAGACCCCAAAATTTCTACAATACCTCCGGGAGTTGCGTTTCCACCTCCATAAGTAATGGCAGCACCCGCCTCTACTGTCGGCTCGTAAATATAAGGCGTAACTACTACTTTAGTACCGTCTTTTGCTGACAGTAAAGGAGTCCATGTAGCCAACTTTGTGATACTTCCGGCAGTCATAGTATTTGCAGTTCCTGCCGTTTTTTCGAGTCTCTGAAAAGCAATTTTTTGAACCTGCCCGAAATTGTCGGGACAGCTAAATGCGGGAATATCCGGAAGTGCTGCACCTAAAGGACAATCACAATACAACATAATTATAAAAATTTAGTTAAACAATTGATTTTACTTTGCAAATATACCGTATAAACTTGAAAGTCTGATACATTTTCCTACTTTATCAGTTTATAACCCTTATTCCTCTTCTTTTTTGATATATAGTTGGAATAACTTCTTTCTCGACTATACCAGTTAAAACGTCTGCCGCATCATCGTGTTTGTTAGCTGAAAATTCACGAAGGTAATTTGTTATATGTTCGTGGAATTTCGGGAAACGTGACTCCCACCCATACGGCATAACAATAGACTGAGTAACGTTTGCAGCGTTCGACAATATACGAGCCTCTTTATTTAACCTTTGGCAGAACCAATTTATTTCAGCCTTAGTTCTTGGACTGATGTTAACAGCAAAGGATCGACCCCCGTTATTACTCTCTATGTATGCGTAATCTGTACTATTCATATTCAACATATTAGGAACACTAACCTGCGTTTCTTCGATTGGTGCGGTAGTATAAACAATATCCGTTACAAGGCAGAAAATAAGATGCTTATACCTCCTTTCCTTTTCATTCCAAACCGCTTCTTTTGATTGATACTTATCATAGCAAATAGAACAAAGGTAGTCGCTACCGGTATCCGCACAGTCTGTATAGTTACCCCTTCCGATCAATACACCAAAATCGTTTTTATCGGTGTACGTTTTAAAGTTACCGTATAAAGTTCCCTCAGCACTACCCGGGTTTCCTTGGTTCAAACATTCAAATTCATTTCTATCAAGGTCCCTTTGTGCGTTCAACTTCTTTGCGCTATGTTTTTCTTCCCAAAGTGCTTCACCCGGCAAACGTGGATCAATTTCTGTTGGTTCTCCCACCTTTAAAGCAGGAAAGTTTATTTTAACCCATGCGCCATCCGGGATATTATCCAAATCTTCCCACTTTTCAACATTGATAACATTCTCTTTATCTTCGATCCTACCTATTAAATCATCCTTGTGCCATCTCGTAAATACAATAAGCTGTTGACTGTTATTGTGTAGACGGGTGGTTACAACGGTTGTGTACCATTTCCAAGCAGCTTCCCGGATAATCGGAGAATTTGCCTCCATGTGATCCTTATACAAGTCGTCCAATATGGATATATCCACAGATTTACCAGTCAAACTACCATTACGACCAACGGATATAATATACCCACCCTTCCCGATTGTTTCAGTCATTTTTGAATTTCTCGCAAACGCTTGATACCTCGTTTTTTTTTCCTCTCCCATTATCCGGGTGTCGGGGAATAGGCTTTTATACTCCGGTGTATCCATAATTCTTTGTACATCCTTATTAAACCCCTCTGCGAGTGATGCGGCATAAGAACCGATCAATATCTTTAAAGACGGGTTAAGCCCCAAAAGGAAAGAAGGTAGCTTTCTACTACTACCCTCTGATTTTCCAGTTTGAGGCGGAACGGTAACAATCAATTTTTTGATCTTACCATGTGCAAACCTATCTAGAATCTCGTAGTATGTTTTGTGAAACTGACTCAGAACTATTTTATCATCTATGAATTTCGCATAGTTCTTAAACTTCTTCCTCGCAACATGCTTCACAATCTCAATGGGTGGTATTTCATTTACTTTTTTCACTTTTTACCCTCCGTATTTTGCAAAGAATCTGCCAATTGTTCTAAAACGTCCTCCGGAACATCCGAAAAATCGTATTTGGGTTTTTCATTTTCTTTATCTCCCACCAAGTTTATACATAACGGTGAGTCATACCCCAACAACCTTGCTTTTCTTTGCTGCACGTTGAGAACTACATTCAAGAAAGAAGGATCACCAGTTGTTGTTTCCTTTTGCACCTCCTTAGCTTTCCCTAAAATATACTTTGTCTTACATTTGGGACGCTTAGACTTTTCCCACTCTTCCCACGCTTCACGAGCTACATTATCTAAAGATTGGAGTTCCTGCGTAATATACTGATCTATATTATCGAACTGTTCTCTTTTCCACTGAGTCAAGCAAAACTGAATATCATTATATACTGTTTGATAAGTCACGGTATACGGCACTTCATCCGCCTTATTTCGCTCGTTAATCGCTTCCGCTATTCTTCTATAAGAATAACCTTTCAAAAACAAATCAGAGGCAAAGGAACGATCTCTTTCTGTCTGTTCGTCCGTCCGGCTGTGCCTTCCCTGCCCTCTTTTCATTGAACCTATTTTTTTATCCATTTTAAGACGTATTTTTAAGTTATAATTTCTATTCGGTATATTGTACTACAAATTATATAATCTTTCAATATGCGCAAAAATAACACTATTATAGATAATATAAAAATAAAGTCACGCTGCTATATTTGCAACGTGACTTATCATTATTTATTTTTATTAGTATTTTGGTTGAAAGATAGACTCAAATTTTTGTTTTGAGTACGATTCATATTCCCCATCCTCTTTCAGTACAATGTAGTTCCCGGGCTGAACAGCTATGGTTTGTCTGTTTTTCGACTCAAAATAAGCAAAAACTTTATCGCTAATACAATATAACAACCCCATATCTAAAAGCCTGTGTTTTTGTATATCTGTCAAGATTAAATTTTCTACATATTCGGCTTTAACCTCTCTTAGCTTTGCAACATACAAAGTTGCTTTATCTACCGATATTTTAGGAGAAGCAATTGATGCGGTTTTTAACGCATTTCTGACAAAAGTAGTATCAATTTCAATCGTATTTTGTTTCTCGATAATCTGATCCAGTTTTCTATATTCTTCTTTACTCAACAGAATATCACCTACTAAGAATTTACCATATCTGTATTTTAGAATCAATTTGATATACTGAATAGCCTTTATCAAATCTTCTTCTTTGTTCTTCTTATCGTGCCTAAACACATATTTCATTGCGTTCCCTTCCAAGAAACCAACTTTATTCCTTTCTAAAAATTCAGAAAGCTGCATGCCGGATGTCTTGTAATGGAATCCCCCAACTTGGTAACCTTCCGGATCACCATAATAAACGCTTCTTCTTGCTAAATCAATAATTTTTTCTTCCATAATGAATTAATATTGTTTCCCATGTTTTTGACCTCTCAACTCGTTATATCTTATCTTTGCCTCTATTGCTTTAGATAGGTCTATGTTATAAAGCTTTGCGGCTGCAATGGTTATTGCCATCATGTTAGTATACTCGGTAATGCACGATTTGCCAAATAAAGATTTCGGTACAAATTGAATGGCATAATAAACAATTGATGAAATAGATTTTTCAAAATACAATAACCTATTGAAATGATCGCTAACCATACTTTGAAAAACGAAAATTTCGGTAGGACACGCAATTTTATCAATAGAATGTCCTATTGCGTCCATACACCGGATAAACACGTCTGCGAGTTCATCACTAACTGTATCCTTTATCCATTTCTTGAAATACGACTCAAAGCCTACCTTTGATTTCCTATTCAGAGCAAAGTCATATACATCGTTTTCTATAACTCTGCCTTTTCTTTCAGCCTCCATAGCTTAGCAGAACTCAGACACTATCAACGCCCATTTTTTACACTCAAAAACCTCTGAGGCATAAAAACCTTTTGCCTTCATTCTTTCATGTTGTTCTGTACACTCTTTAGTTAAAGAGATACTTTTTTGATTAAAATCAATCATAATATTTAATTTATAATTAGTTATTAAAATGGTAAATCTCTAAATTTCTCACACGCTTTACAGTGATATTTCTTGTATTCTCCGGTTTCAAGACACTTATATTTTCCCTTATTACATTTACTTTCAAGATAGCAGCAAGCACCGCAATAATAATGCTCTCCATGATTTAACGTACTTTCCAATTTTGATATGTGTTCCATTATACTGGAAACTTCTTTCTTTAGAACTCTTATCTCTTTCTCCTTAGTGGATATTTCCAAAAGTTTAGCTTCCAACATTTCACGGTTGAACCCCAATCTATTTAACAGTAAGTTACCAAATTCCATACTTAACCCTCCTTTTTATTTCTTCATTGTATATATCAAGTTTCTTTCTCTCAAATTTTATTCGATCGCCAATTTTTCGTAACTTCTTTCTTACTAATCTGAAATCGTCCTCCATTGCCTTTATATTCTCAGTCGATTTTCTGATAGTTTCCGAAATAACTTCGTTACTCACCGATCTTGCTTTCTCTACTTCTTCATTCATGGTTTATATCTTTTAGTCCTACGATCCATTCATTGAGAGGATAAGGAATATTATATTTCTTCATCATTTCTTTGGCGCTATTCCAATTTGCCAAAGAAGGCTCAAAGCATTTCAATTTCTCAACTATCCTATCATGCGCAATTTTAGGAGTCTCACCCTTTTCAACATACAAAGACATTACACGGAAACCAGTACTTGATTCTGTAACCGATATTTTATTGTCATTCTCCCAATAAGTAAAATACTGATATGCGCCACACTGATACATGAAACCTGTTACCGTTCTTACCACTCCCTTAAACGTGTCATTCCCTATGTTTTTGTACATTGCTATTTTGTACTGACCGGATAATCTTCTTCTTTCCATAACTATAAGTTTAAAGCGGTATTTCTACCGATATTATTATTTAAATTCTACTACGAAATTAATACAATATTCGTTTGCCTCGATCTTATAATGAACTTTGTGATTATCACACGCCTTCATAAGTGCATTGGTAAAACTGTATTCTCCTTTCTAATCCGCAAGAAAACCTATTGTCTGAACAGTGAGCACATCCGAAATCACCACCGCCAAGTAAGCGATACATTCCATACATTCTCTCACAAAATTGTTTTGATGTCATTGTTGCCATAATATTTATTTTTAAATGTTAGTAATTTGTTTCCTTTTGACACTGCAAATATAATGATAAGATTTAATATTGCAATCTAAAGTCTAAGTTTTAACATGTATTTAACACAAAAAGGGGATGCAATATACATCCCCAATTTAGAAACTACCTTAAAACGGCAAATCATCATTTTGCGTAAACATCTGCTGAGGCGGCTGCTGTTGACCGCTATAACCTCCGGTTGGCGGCTGTTGGTTTCCGTTGCCTCCGGCTGGCTGCTGGTTTCCCTCACCCGCTTTTCTTCCCATCTGCATAGACCTTACAACGATCTCAGAAATAGTTCTTTCAACGTTATTAGAGTCGGTATATTTACGATAGTGTAAACTACCCTCTACGTATAACTCCATTCCTTTGGCAACATACTGTCCGCAAATCTCAGCCAATTTACCTTTGAATGTTACATTGTGGAAGTCTGTTTTTTCCGGCACTTCGATACCGTTACTCGTTTTGTATGCCCTTTCGTTCGTTGCGATAGAAAGATTACATACCTTCCCTCCGTTATCGAAGGTTTTTACTTGTGGATCAGCGCAAACACGCCCGATCAATTCGATTTTGTTTAAGTTCATTACGATAATAAATTTGCTAATGTTGATAATATGTAAATTCCAATAAAGACGATAACCATAAGTCCTGCTATTGAATCAATCTTGCTACCTTCGCTTAGTGCTTTATTGACATCTTCAATTGAACCTTTAACCCTATACGGCATATCTGCACCTACTGTGTTAATATACACCGAATCATCTGTATATTTAACTATTGATTCCACAGATTTAGGGTTAATCATAATTTCATTTCCCGATACAAGTTCAAATTTTACCAATTTCATTTCTTTTGCAGTTTTAAACTGTCCCTTTTAAGGACTTTTATTTTTTCTAAATTACTTTGATATATCCGCATCCCCTTGCGGGTATTAGCGTGTTCCCAACGATTGTGGCAATTGAAACAAAGTATGTTTATATTACGAGGATCATGCGCAATCATTGGATTCGATCCCCTAGTTATAATATGGCTAATATAAACGGCTGAGTATCCAGTCAACGGCTTTAAACATTCTTCACAATAGTGAGGCTTAATATCCCACATATACCGGAAGAAACGTTCATTTTCCCTCTGTCCGTGACCCTCCCCGAACATCCGTTTTAAATATTCATACCTTGTTTTAGGTTCAATATCGAAATTATTATTAAATAGCAAGGGGTTATACCCCATGCTTAAACAATAATCTATTTCCTCAAACGTATCAATCGTGTACATCTTCTTCGATCAAATCCGGTTGCTCTGCTTCTTCATCATCAAAAAACGTATCGTCACCTTCTAAATCATCATCTGGCGTCAAACTATCGTCCGGTTCTGCCGTTGCTGTCTCACTGAATAGCTCCAATTGTGCACGCTTATTCTCAAAAAGATACTTGAAAATTTCATCTTTCAGTGCTTCAAAATCTTCTTGTAGTGCTATTTCAAATTTCAACCCCTCACCGTCCAACATAATTTTGCTCGTTTGCATTTTCAACCGGGACAAATCTACTCCCGTGAAAATATATTTGAAAACTATTGTGTTCTTTTCGGGATCATAGACTATCTCACTAATCGCTATACGGGTTGCAAGCGTTTCAAAATATTCATCGAATTGTCTACTTAACTCATTGTCTTGTTTTGCCAAATCAGACAAATAGGTGATGTTCCTAAAATTCATTATTCCCATCAATTCAACGATGTATGAACGAAGCTCATTTGCCGCAATTCCTAAATCTCTATGCGGATATTCGGGGCATTTTACCTTGTGAAACGTCTTTGTTTCTTCACCATCAACCAAACGGCAATCATTATAATCAACCTCTAAACCGTTATTCAAGAACTTAACTCTTTTTAATTCAAAATTGTCTTTTAACATGATACTTTATTTTTTAATGTAAAACTCACAGACACGCCCAATGTTCGGGCAACTGCATAATTTTTTATCTCTCTTTTCGCAATAGCAAATCAAATTATGGTGATCTGAACTGAACCTACACTCCGTGCAATGAACAAGAACAAGATTCTTAATCTTATTTGCCATCAATATACTTTTGCAGTCGTTCGTCTATAAGCCGAACAAACTCTACGGCTGTCATATCTTTCACATCTAATTCGCCTTGAAAACGTTCATATGCTTTCATAATTAAAACCTTCGTTCGACCTATCAATTCGGGTAAACCGTGATTTTTATAGGCGTAAAGCTGATGGATAATGCAATTTCTTCGAAGTGATACATAACGGGTAATATCCCTATCTATAATTCTCTCCGGTGATATACTTAACGCTTCGCACATCAAATTGAACTTTTCCTCTAAAGTCATTTCTTCATTTTCTTTCATCTTACAAATCTATTTGGTTCTTCAATATAAATACTAAATTCTTCTGCCGCAAACTGCTTTAAAAAGTCTATGTATTCGACAAATTCGCTATTGCTTAAATCGGTAACTTTAACTGATTCATTTCTATACTCACCAGTTTCAACGTCTACAACTTCACCCATCGTAATAGGGCAAATACTACGCATATAAGCCTCCGTCTCTTCTTCGCTCCATCTATACCCGTTTTCGTACATCCCTTTCTGAAATTGGGGAACCACGTATTTAAAGTAGTATCCACGCAAGGATGAAGAATCAGACGGTTCTAATACTGTAAACTCCGCAATTATATTTTTTCCTGCGTTGTTCTTCATAAACTCGTTAAGCTCTCCCATGTAGATGGATAACTTACCGTCTTTAGTTACCTTCCCTGGTATCGTTATTTTCTTTAGCTTCATCTTCAATCACTTTTGTAAACCAACTAATAAATACTTTTCCGCATACATCCGAAATAAAGTACCTCAGACTTGTAGGCAACTCACTCTTTCTGTCAAGTATTAGCTTGAATTCTGACACAAGTTGGCCTGCATCCATTTTCTCAACTCTGTCTATTGTTATCCTTTTAGGGATTCCGCCATTCTTCAATATTTGAAAAGATACCTTTTCCCGTTGCTCTTTTAAGCCCTCCCAATAAATAGAAAGCTCTTTTCTATACTCCGGTCTATCCAAAACCGCTTCTACCGACTGTTCACTTAATTTCTTGTTAATTTCCTGCATAATTAATTGATTTTATTGTTACTACTGTTTTTTATTTTGGTACTGCAAATTAAAGCAAAACTTTAAATTCACGCAAATAAAAACGGGTAAATCTTTCCGAAATACCCGTTATTTAACTTTTGTTAGAAAATAGATAGTTGCTTATCTTCGATAACCGACAGAATTTCATCTACTTTCTTTTCCGCCTTTTCTTTCCTATCTCTGTATCTCTCCCCGAATCGTTCAAATCTCTTCTGTGCGCTTCTCAATTCTTTCACCGATTCAATTAGAGCGTTTTTTAGATCGTTTTCTTTTGAACCCATATCTTTCCACGAATTTAATACTATCGTCCAACAGAGGGGAAGAAAATGATATTTCCGTACTGCTTTCGTTCTGCATGTTACTTGAAAACCAATCTACATCACAAATCATCTTCATTTGTGCGAAGCGCAAAATACATATAGCGTCACTATTCCATAATTTCACGTTTGCAAGTGGGAATTGCTTCATCGCATAATTAAGATACTTTTCTTTCCTATCCTTCTTTTCCTCTTTCTCTCCTTTCTCCCTCAGATTTAAACCACTTTGCCACGAAATAGGCGCACACAGAAACAAAGGAATATCAAGAACGAGCGCACAACATACAAGGTAGTTATAATTCTCCAACATAGTTGCTATTCTAAATTCTTTCCCGCCTCCGGAGTCACCCCCACGAACCGAAAGACGCTCAATGAATATTGCAGGACTACCGGAACGCTTCACTTTTTGGAACACGTTATAAATACCCTTTGCCGTGCGTGGCATAGGGATAGTAATAAGACTATTATCCGGCTTATATACCACTATTCCACCAGCCGACACACCCGGATCAATTGCGCAAATAATATCTATTCCCATATTAACATGAACCCCTTTATTAAATTCTTTGCCTGTTTGCGGGAAACACACAAATATTTAACATTCATATATTTGACATATACAGTATAACATCTCTTTCCCTCTTTTTTTCTCCTTTCGTACGTTAACGAGTCAGAGACATAAACGAATTTATCGGAAGGCTTTGTAAGCCTTACCCGATAAGTTTCTTTTTTTACTTTTCTTTTATTCATGATTTTCGTTTTATTGAATGTAGTAATATAACTTCCAAATATCATCTTCTGATCTATCACCTTCATTTGAGAAAGCTAACATTTCATCCCAATACTGGAATAACTTTCTTTTCTTGGCTATCAGTATCGCACGAAAATAAACTGCTTCGTGATCTATCCCAAACCTCGAAATACACTCTTTTTCGAAAATTTGAGCAAAGCTATTTACGGGCCTACCTTGAAATTGAAACAAAGCTTCTTTCTTGTCAGCTAACGTAGGTACTACCGACATATCATATCCCAATCGTTCCATGTACGCAAATGTAGACTCGTTTATTATCCTGTCACGCTCTATGCGGAAACGTCCCGAATACTTATACTTTAAAAGGGCGAGAACAAAATTGTATGCCTGTAAATTCAAAAACATCTTTTCCTGTTCGGGTGTCGGCTTTGGTTTTTCGTCCGGCATAATCTGAAAAACTCGTTCCATCGTTTCAACCTTTCTTTTCTTATACGCCTTTAGAACCTTTGAAATATAATCAATCGAAAGAGAGCCATAATGATTTTTATCCGGACTACCGTATCTGTCTTTTGGCAAAAACTGGTCGAGTTCCCCAACAGCAAGTAACCGCCATGCCAAACGAATTTCATTGAACGATAGATCATCGAAATACATATCTATCACATCACAAACAGCATAAAATACACTACTTGCGTCCTTGGTATCCGGTATTTTTAAACCAGTCTCTAAACATATACCGTTAACAACCTTAGAAAAATACCCCAATCTTTTCTCTCGATCAACACACTCTGAAACGAGAAGGAGAGTTGATTCACGGAAAATCATTTGATCTACTTTTGAGAGTTGTTTAAAGTTGCCAGTTTCGTAAAATCTACGGTTCTTCTCTATAAACGATCCGCAACCCTCGTATTTTGCTAATTTTCCGCCCGAATTTTTGATTTTCTCTAAATACATGATACTTTTATTGTCTTAGTGATTAAAATTGAAATTTAAGCCTTAAAATGCTATGTAAAGTCCTCCGTTAAATAAGACTGATACATCCTGCGCTGTTCGTCACTCTGAAAATACGATTTAGTATTGTTGGCATGCTGCGTATTTCCGGAGACTCCCGTCTTTTCCCTTAACCATTGCAGATATTGTTTAGACGTTGACTCGTATACAAGTGAGGCCCACCCCTTAGATATGCTCTGATTTATCAATAGCATAGCAAAACCTTCTTCAAATTGCGCAATCTCGTTTAGGTTTGCTTGCATAGCTGTTAGAGTCTTAGTCTTTACCCGCCACTTTGGTTGGGTCATTAGCACATAAACGGCTTTTTTAAATTCCTCCGACTCGAACGGGAATGTTAGCTGATCGAAAAAACTATCTGTTCGCTCTATCACTTTCTTAGTCACATCTAAGGTTTTTGCAGTAAAGCCAAATATCTCTGAGGCTAAAGGTTTCTTTTCAACCGGGAACAAAACAGATTCTTCGCGCGTGGCTATACTATAATCTCCGTTAGGAGATTTAGTATTACTATCTGTATATATACTATCTGGTATTGTTTGTTCATTTCTGCAACTTGCATTGTTCATTTCTGCAACTTGCATTTTGCAATTTTGCAAAATCGGCTCAGAATAGCCTATAAGAGTATATCCGCACTCAAAAAGGAATTTTATACACTTATCTGTTAATGCGTACCACGTTGTTCTATCTATACCCGATTTATTAAAATTCCCCTTCAACAAATAGCCTTCTTCCTCCAACTTTCCTATCACTCTATATATCTTAGATTGACTCATATACGGGAATAGTTTAGATAACGCTTCCCTTGTGTTATAAGTCCAATATCTGCCCTCAAAATAATTGTGGTTATCGGCTATATTCTTGTTTATCCAAAAAGCGAAGTTGTGCAATACGCATGCCGCTTCAACTCCTAACTTTGTTGCTACTTTATCGTCAAAACAATGCGTCATTTCATTCCCCTCCCTAAAAACTTATTAATGAAGTATATTTGTCCTTTCGGTGTCACTTTGGTGACGGTATAAACCTTACTTTCCCCGTCACAAATAACGCTTGTTTTCTTCAAATGAAATAAGCCCATGTTCATGTATGTTTGCGTAGGTTGATTGTAAGACTCTCCCGAACTGCAAAGGTATCCGGCTTTTCTCAGTCGCTCGTATAGCTGCTTTTCCCCGATCTGATAACCGTTTTGGGTGATAAGTTTTGCAAGTTCACGCACTAAGATAGATTTGTTCGAGGCTGAGACTGCTTCACTGAACAGAACTTTCGGCTTATCAGCTTCGATTTTTGCATTTTTTTCTTCGATCTGCTTTTGCTGATTCTCTATAACTTCTTGCTGTTCGGCAGCAAGCAATAATGCTTCACGGAATGATTTAGGAACGTTAAAACCTCCGTTCTTAATAGTTTCCTCCATTTTATTAAAGGCTTTTATATATTCCTCTTTAAACATACCAGCCTTAACACCAGTATACCCCATAACAAGAAAGCTAAAACCGTCTTTAGTCATTACATACATTGGCAACTCCTTGTTTTGCAGACTAATATAAGAGGAAACGCCAAAATTGGCGGCTCTAAATTCGTCTGAACATGAAAGGTTTTGAATATCTCTAATAACTTTATTATGTTCCTTTCCGAACTTTTCAGCTACCAATAAACTGTTAGTTAAAACTTGATTTGATTCTCCTTTAAAAACTAATTCTTTCATTTTCTAAAATTTTAATGATTAATACTATTTGCTATTCAAAAATGAACTTATCCTTTCTTTGTACTCATCATACTTTTTTAGTTCTTCATCAGTTAACTCAATGAAACATGCACCATCAATTTGAATATACTCTAATTTACCCCTCTTAATAAGTTTCCATATCCAAGGTACTGTAACTCCCTTTAAATCGGCATAACTCTTAATCTTAACTAAGTTTTCTACTTTCATATACATATTGTTTTAAATTTGACTCTGCAAATATAGCGTTTATGATTATATACCGAAAGGAAAAACGAATATATTTTATAATTTAACATTCGTTTGTTTGTAAACGTCTGATAATTAGATATAACTAAAAGAACGATAGGAGTGTGTCCAAAATTGGTGATACCCATATTTGAGGTATGCCTATTTTTCGGCACACCACAAAAAACACCCACACAACTAAAAAAACGTTGGTGGGTGTATTATAGGTTACTCTAAATGTTGGGACACATTAAAATTATAACTGCGATTTATGTACAAATAGCCTTTCAACTGCATTTTTAGTTATAGAGTGATTAATTGTCGTTTTTACGCCTTGTTGCCAAATGCAGACAAAATCATCGGGCGCATTGTATTCTGAAACAAAGACCTTATGCCCTTCTGCTATCTTATCCCTACACCATTGCCAAAACTCTGTATTATTTATCGAATAGGCGTATTTCTTTACTCCTTCATAAGGCGGATCACAATATATAATACAGCAAGATGGTAACACCAAGTCCTTATAATCTTTATTTAAGAAACAAACCCCTTTTAATCGGTCTACTTGACATAGAATGTTTCTAATTGCCAGAGATATATAATCTCTAAATCCTGTTTTTATTTTAACACGATGCCCGCTATATCCACCGTCAAAGAAACGACCGTTATAACTTCCAACAAATCCAACCCATCCAATATAATTCATTGGATAATTGTCTGTTTTGCGATTATAACAATCACGAACATCATTGTATTGGTCTCTTTCTATTATCAAAGGAGGATTCCAACCGCTTGTTAATGCTTCCCACATTCGTATCAAATATGTATTACTATCATTGGCAATTCGATTTCCTACTACCTTATCAATAATATTACATCCGCCACAAAAGGGTTCTACGTAATATTGTCCTTCTTTTCTATCATTTAGAATTATAGGTAGGATACTTTTAGCGATCCTTGACTTACTTCCCATATATTTCATAATTTTCTATTTAGTTTTATTAAAATTATACTGCTCTTTCTTTTTAATCCCACATGTTAAAATCTTCCTCAATCGGTGGGTTTTCTTCATGAAATCGTTTCATATCTTTATTGTTTTAAATTTTCCGATCGTATAACATTTAGTTGTATTAATACCGGGTAGTCTATAATTAGCCTCTTTTATATATCCAAGTTTTATTAATCTGTTTACAGAATTATATAATTTGCTCTTAGACATAAAAGGAATCATTCTCTAAGTTTAGAAATCGTAATAAAAACGGTATTAGGTTCTTTCTTTACCCTACACCCCTTAAACTTATCCTTATATGTATCAGTACAAAGTATAAGAACCATAACTGAATATACTACTGAATTATCTAAACCGATCTCTTTTGCTAAACTTTCAGATATTGTTATCATCCTTCAAACATCTTTTGTATAGCCTTGTAACATTCGAGGGAATTATAAAACTTCTTTTTCCTTGGCTTTAATTTCATTATTTCCCTTCTTCCCCCGTCTACCGTTACATATACAAGTTTATCCACATAATGCGAATAACCAATAAGCCTTTTCATAAATCTATTCTTCATAATCTAAATCGTTTTCAAGTATATAATTATCCTTTGCCTGTTCGCAATAGCACCCTTCGCACAAATCATAAAGCCCTTTAGATATTTCGCCTCTAACATACGGACAATAATCACAAAGATCACCATTTTCTAAGAGGGTATTTAATTCTGATTCTTTAATTTTATTCATTTCTTATTCAGTATTACAACGCTTTTAATTGAATTGATTCTTTGACATTTGATGTTTTAACGAACTGATCGTATATTTCCGGAAACTGCTCTTTCAACGCTTTAGAATCAAGTGATTCACGGCTATACGCTTTCTTTCTTGTGACTGAAATAAGTTCCCCTTTTATATTGTCAGCTTTCGCCTCAGACATCAGACCTAACAACTGTTCTTTGAACTTGCCTAAATGCTCATCTATCTTCTTTTGCATTTCAAGAAGTTCGAAAACGCCTTCTTCGATATGCGCAACTTTTGCGGGCAATGATTCCAATTTTGCTACGTAGCTATCTTTGCTTGCATTATCTGCATATCGAACGCCATTCTTACAGCAATTAAGGAACAATTCTATTTCGCTGTCCGGTATGCGTTCAACGGAGAAAATGCCGTCCTTATCCTTGTCACCTCTCAGCCAAATTGCGATAAGTCCCTCTACTTTCAAATTTGGGTTTTGTCTCTCGAAAAGGTAGGCGTATATTGATAGCTGCCAAGACAGATAAAGCAAATCAAGTTTATAGGTGGTTTTAACGTCTCCCAATACAACCGATTTATCAGAGCTACCCAAATATACTTTATCGGTCGGTGAGGCAATAAACTCGTTATCAGTTAGAGTATACTCAGATGCGATATGAATTAAACCGCTTTCGGCTTTTAAATCTAAATAGTTCTCTCCGTAAACCGTTTCCGGCTCAATGCCTTCTTTGTCAATTCTCTCTATTTCATCGTGAACCGCTTTCCCTCTCTCAATTGCCGATCTCAAAATATTATCCGGTATATTATCAAGTTTCCCGGGAAATAATTGATCGTTGATAAAGCCTGTTATCCCTCTCAGTTTTCTAAAATCGCTTGAAAAATATTCATGTGTCTCGCTGATATACGTTACATCGGCATTAACCAATTTGGGGAGTAATGTTAATTCTTTCATATTTCTTTTGTTTTTATTGGGGGAACGCATCCCCCGAATTATTTATACTCTCTTTGCTTCCGCTTCCGCCTTTTCAAGTTCCGCCTTCCGAACAACTAAAGCGTTCATAAACTCACTGTTTTGATGAAATTGACCGTTGTTCTTGTGAATATCGCCCAAATGTTTATAAGTTGTTGCTTTCTTTATTTCGTCAAGCAGCACACCCAAATAATTTGAGTTATTTCCAGTATTATTTTGGTTGGCAACTTGTTTTGAGGCTGATTTTTGCTGTTTTCCTTTCGTTTCCGGCTCTCCGTTCATTGAATCATTGTCTATGCTGTCATCTATCGCAAAAAGCCCACATAAGGCGTATTTTCGTGCGTAACTTGATGTAGCTCCGGTTAGCTGTGCAGAGTCCATCCCTTTTTTGCTATCTTCTTCACGTGCAAAAGCCGAACACGTTTCGATACATCCCGTTTCAGTCTCAACAATCTTTGCGGTCGCCTTCACATAAAAACGCCCCTCAATAAATTCGATAGAGTCAGTCACCATAACATAACATCCGTATTTTTCGCACACCCTTTTCGCTTCTTGCAAAATATCCTCACACGAACGGTAATTGTATCCGCCAAACTTGTTATATCTCGACTTTTGAACATTCATTTCGTTTTGAATGTTAGGCAAATTTTTAATCATAACTTTTATTTTTTAGGGTTAATATTAAACAAGAAATTCGCATCGACTCCGGTAGCCTCGCATATCTCTTTCACCCACTCTATTTTTATAGTTTGGGTTTTGTGATTACACAAGGCAGACATGTTTACCGCCTGCGTTCTTTGCTTTGAGTCCTTCCACAGCAAAGCCGCAATATCCTTTTTCGTAATCTTTTTGCCGTTCATACGTGCGCTTATAATCGCATCATTGATTCGGATCATTGTGTTTTCAATATTCATAAAATAACCTCCTTTCCACATGTTAAACATTCGTATACATTTTCTTCCTCTCTCTCCGGCTCACAATCACGATCGCAATACTGTTTGCTAAATTTGGGATAAGATTCTATCAATCTTAGTAAACCTCCGCAATTCGGGCAATCTCCGAAACCGATGCAAGTTAATTGGCAAATAACATTGCTCAATGCAAGCGTTCCGCAAAGATCAACTGATATATGTTTAGCTATTGAAATATCAATATCAGATATTGTACATCCGAATACTGAATCTTCTTCGTCTTCATCAATGTACTTATTAAGAGATAAAACAAGTCTTTCATACGAGAATGTGAAACCTTCATTTTTGCAAACATGCACAAGCAATTTGTAAATTCGATCTTTTTTAATATGCATATTATTCGTTTTTAATGTTACTACTTCTTTTTGATGTTGCAAAGTTAAGGATAAACTTTAAATATACAAAGAAATTCTTTAATTTTATTGTTAATGAAATGTAAAACTACCCGTTTTAACCATTGAATAGTATCAAAAGCCTACCTTTGCATCACTTTCATACTTGTTACTACATATTGTTAGATTTGTTTCATAGAGCAACGATAGTTTCGGTATGTGATATATAGAAACTAAAAAGGGATGGCAAAGCGTTGCACATCCCTTTTAAATTATAATCCAGCTAATTTATGATTAATAGCGTTAAGTATCATATCTCTAAAATACACATTAACGGTTTTCTTTAGCAAGTTATTCAGATAATATACAGACTCTCTATGAAGGTATCTTTCATAATAGTATACAATATTATCACAGCCTAATAACTTGAAAACTTCTTCTTCATTCATACCGCAACATCCCCCTTTATAGCCGGATGGCAGTTATAATCTACTATCTTAATATCTTCATACTTAAAATCGAATATATTACGAACATTCGGGTTTAGCTCCAATTTGGGAAGGGCGAACGGTTCTCTACTTAATTGTTCTTTCACCTGTTCAACGTGATTCAAATATATGTGTCCGTCCCCGATCGTATGAATGAATCTACGAGGCTTCAAACCGCAAACCTGTGCAGCCATAGACAGCAAGATAGAATAAGATGCAATATTGAAAGGAACGCCTAAAAATAGGTCTGCGCTTCTTTGGTACAGTTTCAAGTCCAAATAACCGGACTCAGACACATAGAACTGAAAAAAGCAGTGACACGGAGGAAGTGCCATCATGTGTATTTCTCCAACATTCCAAGCACTAACAATTAGCCTTCTTGACTCAGGGTTGAACTTAATCATATCTATAACTGAATCAATTTGATCTACTCTTAACTTGCTATTTATACGCCAGTCACGCCATTGTTTACCGTATATACGTCCAAGATCACCGGAAGGCTTTGCCCAATCGTCCCAAATATGAACACCATTTTCATTTAGGTATTTTATATTGGTGTCCCCCTTTAACATCCAAAGGAGTTCATGTATAATTCCTTTCGTGAATACCTTCTTAGTTGTGACAAGAGGGAAACCGTCACGCAGATCATAAGATCGTTGCAAACCGAATAAGCTGATAGTTCCCGTTCCGGTTCGGTCTGTTCTCTTTTCACCATAATTTAAAGTCTCTTTTAGTAAGTCTAAATATTGTTCCATTTTAAAATAAATTATTTGTTAATATTACAATCTCTTATCGAGTTATTTAATAATCACAAGTCTTTGAGTTCATCATCTATATCTAAAAGTTTATCACGCAGATATTCCACTTAAAAACCGTGAACATCAGAAACAAAATCTTTTAGAAATTCATTATCATTAGATTCAAACTTTAAAGTTTTATTTCCTCGCTCAAAAGATAACCAAATACCTACTGGTATATTGTTCTCCATTTCATTAATCACCTCTTTAAGACACTCCCTATCTGATATTAGGGCTTTTGCTCTGTCAACGTTTTCTAAATTCATAATTCTAATTTTTAATTGTTACTACTTTGTTTCTTTCGAAACTGCAAATATAAGCACATTATTTAAAAGTTCAAGTTAAACTTTATGTTTTAACAATAGATTAACCATTGCAAACAAAACAAAAAAGGTAGCCCAATTGGACTACCGTCTATATTGATAACCCGGTTAACCTCCACCGGGTGAGGGTAAAATGAAACTTACTTTAATTCACGATAAACAACAACGGTTTCAATGCCATTTCTTGTGCACCAATATTGCAATATACCTTTATTCTTATTGTATGCAAACCTTTCGCTATTGCTACTTTCTATTGAATAAACGGTAAAGCCTAAATCATCGTGTGACACCTTTGTAACCTTGTGATAACTAACATGCCCTGCTGAGAATACTCTAACACATTTGTCTGATAAGTCCACATGTTCCCAAACATATGGAGATATAGACGTTGTAACCTCACCATTAACATAAACCGTCTGCCATTCCGGAACATCAATAGAATATTCTGTTTGATACACATTGTCACTATCATCACCGCACGAAGTTAACACGAAGGTGAACACAAGTAACACAAAAACAATGATTAACGCTCTGAACAATTTTACTTCTTCTTTCATTTTGATTAAATTTTAAATTAAAAAATACTTATGGTTAATACTTTATTAGGTAAATTGAAATAGTATTTAAACCCTTCATTTGTTAGGACTGTATAAATTGCATCCAAAACCTCAGAACTATCGGTTGTTAGCGTGACATCTGATGAACGGTTGCCGTAATACGACATTTGAACAACTGCCATTTCTATACGCATTAAGTTATATGAAACTTCCTTGTTAGTTAGGCAGTAGCGGTTAAACGCTTTTTCCTTATCTGTCAGCATAGATGTTGAACCCGACTTACTAAATGATCGTATCATAGTTTATCAAATTTAGATTCAAGATAGCCAATACGATTTTCAATAGATTCTCTTATAGACTTTTCTAAGTCTTTGCACAAACCTTCATAAAATTCGCCATCCCCTTCTGAAAATGTTACGCTACTTCCCGAACTGAAATATAAATCTGTTCTACTAAGATAGCCGGACTGAAACCTTTCAAGCGTTTTTTGCAAAAAAGCTTTTTCTTCCATTATCCTCTTTGCCTCTCTGAATTTTACTAATTCCATAACTCTAAATTTTTATTGTTAGCATACATGTGAACGAATAGACCCATCTGGATAGCATATTGTGTATACAATACGACCAAGTTTAAATGGGAGATCAGCACGTGAAACGCTCCAAAAGATTGATTTCCTTTCCGGATCATTCAATATAGCACCTCTCTGAATAGCCGCTACAAGTTTCATAGCACTTTTTATTGTTTTAGCCTTGACAGTGCCTAATACGTTAATCTCTCCGGTCAAGCAATAAATAAATTCCTTTTCTTCCATAACTCTAAGTTTTATTGTTAGTAATTCGTTTCCTTTTGATGTTGCAAAGCTAAGGGGATATTTTAAATATCAAAGCATAAGTTTAATGTTTAACACTGATTTAACATTTGAGGTGTGTTCGGATAAGGTAATAAAAAACCCCTCTACTTTCACAAGCGGAGGGGGAAAAATGTAATTATGACAAAACCCAATATATATAGTTAGTGAGAATGTTCTAATTAAAAACTGTCTATATTCTCATACCGACAGTTTAAGATAAAATGTGATACAAATCTTCTAAAAACATGATTCTATGAAAATCAATAACCGCTGTTAATGACGTTAGTAATAACTTCTACGCTGCAAATATAAGGATATATTCCTCAGAGACAAATACTTTAACGTGCATTAACCTTTTTAACATTGAATTATCACTTTATGATCGTAGTTACGTTAAAACCTGTTATCTCAGCGTAGGGGTTTTTGCTCGTTACAATAAACTCCCTATACTTCACCTTCTTTAGTCTAAACCACAAAAACCTCTTTCTATGCTCTATATTTAGTATCTCTAAACTATCACGGGTAACGGTTGTTCCGGCAAACGTTCCGTTGCTATCTATGCACCCGGATAAGTCAAGCCATTTAGAGCGCATATTTACGCATTTCATTGTGTCGATAACCAAACTATCACGAAGAACAACACTATCCCGTACTGGCGTTCTAAAATGCGTCTCAGTTGATGTTTGAACGCTTGTGTGACTTTTCAAGTCCTTAATAGACTGCTTTAGCTCTCTTATAGTGTTATCCTTCCCTTGTATGGTGTTCCGGTACTGCTTTAAAGTCAGATTCAATTCCTCTACTTTCATGGCACTTTGACCGCTTTTCGTCCGGTACGCAACTTTCTCTGTTGTTAGAACGCTAACATTTCTTTCTGCAATAGCCTTTTTCTTCCGTAAATCAGCGTTTATCAGTAATAGCGACACAATACCAAGGCAAAGCACAAAAGTCGCTAAAAACGCAAATAATTGTCGTTTCATAGTTTTAGTATTTGGTTTTTGAGATTAGAGGGATCGTAGGAGACATGCACCCATGAAAAATCTCTCTCGTTTATTAATTGTTTGAAATGGAAATTGTGCTTAATGATATTGAAAAGGAGTTCGTTCTCTTCCTTGCTGCCTCCGGTAATATCAGCCGCAAAACCTTTAACGTGATCGGATGTTTTAGAGCCGCCAACGGCTTTGTTTAACTCCGGACACCGATAGCCCGAATTGACCGTGATAGGTTTGCCGTAAATCTCTCTCAGAGGGTCTAATACGTTATCAACCAAAGCCGTTAAATTACGCTCTACCTCCGGTGTTGGAGTGTTATCTATTCCTTTCGCCTCAGCCGTTGAGGACTTTGCAAGTTCATTAATCGTAAAATACTTCATAATCTAAATGTTTAAAGGGGGTATTATACCCCCTTGTGAATAACCTGTTTTTCTTTCTCTTCTTGCTCTTCAATAATCTTAGCCGCATGTTCACCCATTAGACGCTTAAACTCGAAACGGATAATGTGATATATCAGCTTAAAGCCGTTGTTCTTCGGGTATGTGGTACAAAGATTCCTAAAGCCATTGCATAAGTAGACGTACATAAATACGTAGGTGATAGTCTTTGCGCACATTATTGCAGCGTCTTTATCTCCCATCTTAGTGACAGCCGAAAAGAGGACTACAATAATCATCATATATAGCAAAAACTCCTGTAAAGCCGATATGAATTTAAATATCGTAAATCTCTGAATGCCTCTAACCGACACACTAACACCGTCTGCACGCATTCCGCAAATGATGTTAAACACAAACATGAATACAAGTGCCGTTAAAAAGCCGGACGTTGGTGTCAAAAATGCAAGAATCGGACTACACGTTGAGACTATCAACAACCTTAATTGTTCTTGTGATACTGACATGATTACTGCTTTTTAGTTAGCGCAAATATGTAGTTCTGAAAGTCTGCAAGCAGGGCGGGTGTCTTTTCATGCACGGGGAACTGATTCAGTTCAAAACGAGCCTGCGACATCGACAAAGTGCCTAATTGAACATACTGTTCCTGCATGGTAGGTTCGCTTTCTGCGCTTGGTACTTGAACCATTTCTTTAACTGATACCTCCGCTGTACAGTGGGTGATCTGCTTTACTTGATCGGGTTGCTGTACGATTGTGATCTGACCTTTGAAAAGACCGTTATCAGTCTCAAAACTATAATCTAAAATCTGTGTCTCTTTTGAGTATTTGACACTCTCCAAATCAAAAATAGCTGCTTTTGTTGCCATAAAAATTAATATTTAATTGTGAATGAATAATTTATTTGCCACAAAGGTAAACGGTAAGAAGGATAAAACCAACTTACCGTTAATTAAAACACTAAACTACCTAACCATGCCACAAAAATAAATAATAACTCCGCTGTCAGTCATGCCATTATTTACATCGAATACTTTGTACGTAAACTGTCCTTCTGAGTATGGTTCTACTGTTGTACTTAACCAACTTGTAGGATGATACGCTGTAATCATAATAAAGTAGTCCCCATTGGAACCGGTAGTATTAACAGTATATCTCCCTGTTGAGTTTCTAGTTACTCTTGTTATGTGAAAGTCAGGGTTCCCCCATGTTTTACCAATTGCTCCGTTTGCCAAAATCGTACATGCGTAAAAAACACCGGGGGCTTTCCATGTTTGAGCACCCATAAAATCAACGTCCTTACACTGAACCCAAAAATTTGAACCTGTTAAGAACACTCTTCCGTTTCCAGTAGTAGTCAACGCATAGCCACCAGAATTGTTCTCTACACGTACTCCACTACTATCAAAAGTAGCGGCATTATTCGATAGAGTCATTTGGATACCTGCCGGAACGTTTTGCGCTGAAAATATACCGCTTGATATAACAAAGCTACCTACTTTTGCGCCATCTGTAATATTTATATTCTTCCCAGTAAGAACACCGCCCGAAATAGTCATTCCTGCAATCACCGCACCATCTGTCACAGTCAAGTTTCCCGTTGTGATTCGCCGTGCAGCAAAACCATTAGCAACAACCTCACCCACCTCAATCACGTTGGCAGTCAAGCGACCGTTTGCGTTGATGGCGGCTGTCTGTTGACCTGTGTTATTTTGGAATAGCAGGTTATCGGCTTTCAGAATGATTTTTCGGGACGCGATGTTGATTCCGGTTTCGACTAAGCCGTTTTGGGTGGCGGTGACACGACCGTATGCGGCTTCGGCTTTGTTATTGGCTGTGCCTGCTAAGGAATTGGCGGAATTTGCCTCTTGTTCTACTACTCTTAATTTTGCGTGGTCTGAACTTAGAGTTAACTCAGCCGCACTTAATCGCCTACCTTGATCATTCACTTTGTTTGCAGTTAAAGCTATGCTTTCCTGCGTCTGCTTTATTTCGGTATAGTATCCGTATGTGCGGACGGGTTCAGTTCCATCGGTGCGAACGGGGAACGATGTATTATACGAACCGTGATAATCGGTTTGATAGACGTTGATTACGTTTGGGTCAATAGTATCATATACTGTTACGTCATACATAGAACCGCCCCTAATACCCATTCTACACGTAGACGTTTCAGTTATTTGTCCCAAATCAACAACTATCTTTGCACCCGCAGAAGTCCATGCTTTAGTATAGTCAAAGATATTGGTTACTGCTGGCAACGAACCCCAACCCGAACCGGACATCTCAAACGTTAAGTTCATAGAAAAACCGCCATCATGAGTACCGTATGAAGGTTTTCCGTATACCGCATAAAGAGGCCTACTTATTTCAACCCTTGTTTTGTGGTAAACCGGAATACTTATAACCAACGGGAAAAACTTATTATTGTCCCATCTTCTTAAATCTATTCGCTTTGATATATGCCTATTGGTGGTACTATTAATAACACTAATATCACCAACAACAGACGTGATACTTTTTTCGGTCTGTTCGATGCGTGAAGCAAGTCCGGTAACTTTCCCGTCAACCTCTGTTATCTTTTCTACCGTAGTGGTGATTTTACCCTCAACAATGCTTATTTGCTGATTAGTATACTCCTTTGACTCATTTACTCCATCTTCGGGGGCGGGTTTCCATCCGGTCGCTGTGTCACCTATTTCGATCTGAGGATTACATATTTTCATCGTAGTACCGTCACCGACTTGAATATAGAAACCTATACCAATATTCTGAGCGTTAACAATATAATTCGGAATGGTAATAGTATGAACGAATCTACCTGTATCAGCTTTTAAAGAAGTGGAATCGAAGTACTTCCACGCACCGATATAGTAATAGTTTGATGTACCATCCTTTAATACACCTTCTTCCAGCCCTATACGACTATTTCGACCTAAAACAAGGTTGCTATATTCATAATCAAAAGACAAAGTAACTTTCTTTCCCCTTAAATCACGCCAATACTTAGACATGTTTATACGAAAATGATTCTCTACGCCAGTAATACATACACCCGATTTTAAACAGAGGTTTGCACCACCAATAACACGTTTGTTTAACTCAGTTGTTACAGATAGAGAGATTTTTCCATCAACTGCTAAAATCTGCGTATCGGTATATTTAACCGATTGATACAACTGATCTTCGGGGGCAGGACTCCAAGAAACGGGGAAGTTGGTTTCATAAACGCCAAGCCTAACACGTGGGTTAAAACCATATCCAAAAGTGCCCGAAATTGATTTTATAGCCTTGTTAGATAAAAAGTTATTATTAAAATACTTATCCTTACCTAAATATACGGCTAAATCTCTTGTTCCATCGGTATAATTTACAAATATGGTTAATGTACCTTTATTATCAGTATCTGGCGGGATGCTATAACTAAATGTATCACAAAATATGTAATACCTTTTGTATGGGTTATAAGTCAGACCGAACATATCTTTTTGTGATTGTGCATAACTTTCGTCATTAAGCCTAACAAGATTAATAAAAAATGTACCGTCATCTTGATAGTCTTCTGCATAGGTGAACCCAGAATCAGTGATACGCTTAAAAGAACACAGGTTTTTAATACCTACGTTTTTTTCACTTGCAGCAGGGATCCAGCTGGTTACGCCTAAATTTCCATCTGTTATAACAGCCCATTTGATGTATGAATCATCGTCATTTTGCGGAGACTTATAGAACTGGAAACCAGTTGGACTGTCCTCGTTAAATGGCGTTATACTTATGCTTTTAATTTCCTCAGTTTTGCTCGTCATATCGCCTTTTGTCGTTACTGAGCCACCCGAAGGATTGTTGTAGCCAAGTATTTTTTCTGTTTTAGCTCCACACTTATAGCAAACAGTCAATATATAAGTTTTTCCTACTATCAAATGTTGAGACCACGGATATGTAGCCATTAAATACGGCCCTTCAGAATGTTGTTTATACCCTTCGTTCAAATAGTTTGTGTCCGCTATCTTCAAACTACGTACAGCAAGTTCAATCTTACCGGGAATAACAGTTATCTCAGTATCTAAGTATTCCTTTAACTTTTTGTCAGCATTATCTACATATTCCTTTGAAGCCGTAGCAATTGCATTCAACGCTCCGTTACGTTTGTCGTAGTAAGCCGTTTGACTCTGCGCCAATTCTGGACGCACGGCAATATCTTCCGGTGTGGCTGCTGAGTGGTATCGGAGTTCATTCAGATAGTTGTTATACGCCTTAGTATATTCAGTAACGGGTACACCGTATTTGTCCGCATTCGCTTTTATTTGCAGATACTCCGCTTGAATGCGCTTCCCTTCGTCAATCAATGCAGGTTTCTCAGTCGGTGAGATAAAGCCATCATCAGCCCATTTATTAAGCCTGTCTTTCGCTTCCTGTGCCGATTGTGCTGCGTTCGCTGCGTCCTGTGAGGCTTGATCGGCTGCATCCTTTGCGATCTTAATTTCGTCCTCTACACGCTTTCCGTTGCGCAACACAAAGATACCCTTTAAGAAGGCATTAGTAGAATAGAATCCAGTCCCTTTCACAGCCGCCTCACCTGTGAAATCGGGGTCTACGATATTAGACAGATCGCCCAAACGTGTACGGTCAGTTCCGGTTAGACTCTTTGTTTTGACACCGTTCAGAATCTCAATGTACGGTTTACCGCTTTCCTGCGCTGTGATGTAGATTAATGCCTGTCGTTCGGCATTCTTCGTGTTACCCATCTGCACAACTTCGTCACCGACAGCCGGAACAACACCGTTGAACTCCGCTTTATCTGCAAAGAAAGAAACCCCGTCAACCGCTTTAACTTCAACCCAATAGAATTTAACTAAGCTATTGTTTGGTGTGCTTCCTGCCGCTTTCTTTTGCTTTACTGTAACCTTACCATTACCGTGACCTGAATCACCAGTTATTGTTATAGCAAAGTTGTGTATGCCTTGTTCTGATTTAATAGCCGGAATGACATTATCACCGTTTTGCAACAATACGCCTACACCCTCTACCGGACTGTCATTTGAATCAAGTCCGGCAGCAAAAGCCATCATACCAGGATAGCCTCCCTCCAAAGTCAAGGTAAATGAAGGTATTTCAATTGGTGTAGGGCTTGACTCTGAAAATTTATAGAATGCAAAACCGGAATTACCAGTATCATTCAAGTTAAAGCTAATAGAGTCGGGTGTAACATCAATCAAGCTGCTATCAAAAGCACCACCGGAATAGTCATATTTTGCAAACTGAGTAAAGTCAAAGGTAAGTCCCGCACCTTGATAGCCTGCAAACGTCTGACACCTGACTAAATCGCCCTCTTGAAAAGTGGGAAATTCCTCTCCTGTGGTTATCTTATATTGCGTTCCTACTTCTTCAACAGCTGACAATTTGCCGTTTGATTGGGACACAACAATAGCACCGTTGACGCTACGTATCTTTTGGATAAGCAATTCAAAGATGTTCATCGTTTGACGGACGGTTAGGTTATCGCATTCGATATGCCAGTTACCGTTTTCCAACCATATTTTAAATCCCTCACCTAAGAAGCCAGGAACGAACGTTTCGGACGAAAGGAACTCGTAAATAATAGCTGAGAGGTACTGCAACTGTCCTTCTTTCGTTATCTTTCCGGTATGACTGCCATTTTTAAAACCTGTATATACGTCGCTGCGCAACATAGAGTCACCCCTTGCAGTTAAATCGGCTACATTGGCATTACCCATTCCGTCAATTGTTGCGGAAGTCTTGTTAACAGTTAAGGAACCAGTTTCCACAGTTTTAAACGTAGCACCTTTTCCTGTGACGTTGTTCAACGTTGCATCATTCCCCTGTATGTCCTTTAACTTAGCGTTCCCATACCTGTCTACGCTTGCAGGATACTCACCGCTTGCATTCGGTGTACCGATATTCACGCCTCCACGAAGGGATAAAAGAAACTCAGTTACATCTTCATGGTTCTTAGAGATGTATCCCTCCAACATGCGGTAAAGGTTGAATTTGCGTGCCTCACCAGCACCCATATCTACGGCAATGGTGGTGTTTTCGTCAATCAAATCAATCGGTGATAGTTCACGGATCAATTTACCTTTGATAACTGACTCTGTTTCCCGATACTCTTTGTAATACAGCCCTACGGTATCGGGGGAGAACATTATCGGGGTGTCAATGTTCGCTAATAGGGCATTATAAAAAGACGCTTTATCTCGTCTATTGAAAGAAGGTAGTTTTTGAATGATCGAATCTGTCTCAAACTGACAGTCAACAGCCGCCAAGTATAATTGCTCCTGCCAATCAACATCAAATTCGAAGTTGAGAGCGTTGTAATATTCGCCATCGTGCGAAATTCGGATATAGTCAGATAGGCGGATCAGTCGCATAGCGTCACAAATAAACTCAGGTGCAACGAATGTAAAGGCGTACACCTTCGTAGACGTTTGCAGTTCCAAAAACTTGTATCCGGCACGTTTGGTTAGTTCTTCTTCAAACTCGTATTTAGGTTTACAGATAGTTGCCGGAACATACATTTGATACTTAAATTCGTTGTTCGCACCCGTTGTAATGAAGCCACCCGGATAGGCGATCTTTTCATCGTTCCAATACTCAATCAACAGATATTTGCTACTCGTTTCTATGCCGGGTATAACGCAAAAAGGAGTCGAAATATACACTTCATCACCGATTGAAAAACGTGCTCTATACGTCCCCTGTGGCAAAGCCTCCCTAAACGAGTTCTTGCCGGGTGACACGTACAATACACCTCCATGTTCGGGCATTACATCAAAGCTAACATATACACCCGTTTTTCTCGGCTCTCCCGTCTCTTCGTTGATTACCTCAACCTCAATCGTATTGGGTCCAAAGACTGGTATGTTCAACTCTGTGAACTGGAAAGGTGTTAGCGTGTTTGCGCTTGCAGGAATGGCGTAATTCTTCCCGAAAGCGTACCATTTTTCGTATGTGGCTTTAGATTCTTTCTTTCTAAACGCCAAAGGACTAAAGTTGTTATGTACTTCCATTTTGATTAAAAAATTGATTATAGGCACAAAGATAGCAATTTAAAAGAAAACACCCCCTATCATAAGGGGGTGTAAGATAAAGATACGGTTATTTGGCGAGTGGTTAAGTCCTCAGTCATAGTTATCGGTTTCCCGTTGCCTATATCCGTTGTTATCAGCTGTACCGGGTTTGGTGTGGTGTCGTATGTGAAAGATAAATCTTGCGTCATACTCCGCTTTATTCCTCTCACTCTTATCGTCTGATCGCCTCCGTGTTCAATCTCTAAGGCTGGCATATCGTGCATGTAGTATTTAACGAGGTGCAAGAACGACATGTAGCCGTTTTGGGGGTTTACGGTATACTTCTTATTGTTCTTGTCTACCAAATTGAACGTAACAAACGGAAGTTTCCATTTCCCACTCACCTGTATAGCTCCCAACAGAGCAAAACCATCCTGCGAAAAGTCACCCGGGGACAATAGCATATAATCTACATCGGACGAAAAGTTAGATACCCTTACTTCTTCTTTCTTCCCTTCCTGCACATAGTTTGATTTAACATCAATCGAAAAGCCTGCAAACGTGTTGGTGGTATCGTCCATCCAAGAAAATTCAAAGCGTGAAGGCAGATCGGTTTTATCGTACTTGACCGTATTAGTTTTCCACGTCATTAACTGACCCGATTTTGCATATCTAAGCTTTGTTAAGTCTATGCCGAACGTCCCGCTACCGGTATAACTTCCGCCATTCATGAAGTAAGAAATATGTTCTATCCTAAACTTATCGCCATCTATAAACCAATATAGTTTCATCGTGTCACGCAACATCTTCATTATATCGCTGAGGGTTGTTTCCGCCTTTTTTGCCGGACGGTCATACTCACCCTTTAGGATGTTGCTTTTCTGTGTGATGAACACCTTAAAAGGTGCACCGGAAATAGGGTTATTGGCGGCATACAAAAACTTACTATATTCCTCCGTAGCTTCGTGCGTCAAAGTGGGGTCAATTTGCTTAATAAGCGCCCTAATAGCGTCTTGTATGGCGAACGAGTCCCTTAAAACATACTCCTTTCTCGCTCTTTCCTCCAATGGCGCATAGGATAAATCGAACTCAAACCAAACCGACATATTACCCCATCGTGAACGGCAAATAGGATATAGCTTTCCTACTCCGGCAACGGCAGGTATAAAATCATCCGTGAAATATTTCCCTTCATCATTTACACCATATTCCGTTGGCTCGTTCTGAACTTTTGTTGATGTGTAGAAATAATTCCCTTCCAATGGTGCGGCATATTTATAATTACTGTTAGTAGGATAAATATCATCGGATGGAAGTTTCCCGGTAGGGTTTCCGTCCAACGTATCAAGATCGAGCAAAAGACGCTGATACATGGAATTGTTGTAATTCTCAGTCCATTCTATACGCTCCGGCAAAGTTGGTTCGTCCGGTATTCGCATCATAGGTATTTTACGATCTCCCAAATTGAAATTATCTTTTATCCAAGTCAAATTGCCACTTTGGTACACCTTCGTACCATCAGAATTAATCAGATACAATTTTCCGTGCGCAACGTCCGGTTGCGTTAAACTTTCCTGTATAGCTTCGATTCTCCAAGTACCATCCCTTTTTGCATACTTTCCTTTAGACCCGAAGTACACTCCGTTAAAAAACTGGTACGGGATGGCATTTATTGTTATCTCGTTATAATCGCCAAGATAGTTAAAAAAATACTTCTTTGTCAGATCGTCACCCGATGTTATAACCTCGTTTACATCTTCCTCAAAATACGTTCCGGCAATGTAGTTTGATATTGTGCTTCCTCCTTTGATGTACACCTGTATAAGCGGACGTTTTGCCACCCCTATTTGAGTCAATGCAGGTGCAAGCTTAATAAGATCATATTTGTTCTCAATACCCTTCATTATGTCGGTGTATTCGTCCCGTGGGCTTATCTTCACTTTGCACGTACGGTTATCGCTGTCTATCTCACAATCTGTCTTACTGAAATAGCCCTCAAATATAACTTGATACTGCGTTGATAGTTGCCCTTTGTCCTTCTGTTCTATCTGCAAGTACAAAATATCTTCGATACTTGCATTTTTAACAAGAAGGTAGTCCGCCCCGATCAGCGTTAAACTTCCTTCTATCGACTCTCTGAAAAACTCCTGTTGATTCTCTTTGCCAAACTTCCGTTTTAGCTCTGAGTAGTGGGGATGTATTTCTACACCCCCCAATTTAAACCGCAAATCTTTAACGTTCATTATGATTTAATTATTCGTTTAATATTTCCCCTTACCTCAATTATCGTACCGTCCGCTCCCGTGACGTACTTAACACGACCTTGTTCTTTGATTGATTTCAGATCTTTTTCGACCTTAGACAGATCAACCGTTGAACCTTGCATTATATTCGTTACTTCATCACTACCGGAATAGGCGTTTAAGTATTTCTGTTCAAAAGTACCCTTATTTAGCGAATTAATCAAGTCCGGAACGAGTTTCTTATACTTCTGAGATGAACGTTTGTTCACTACTGCGAAGTATTCACCACGTTCTACCCGTCTACGCTTACCGTCCTTAGTCGTACCTAAATCTACATCGTTTCCGGATGCGTGCGAACCTCCGTAATCAATCATTTCTACCGTACCGTCCCCGTATTCCTCTGTGTCCTGCGAGGCTTTAGATAGCTGTGAGGCTTTTATCTTAGCAAAAGCAAATGATCCCCACATCAACGCAATAGCCGGGATCGCTGCCAAACCTAAATCTTTCCATAGGTTAGCGGTTGCGGTTACCAAAGAACTTGCCTGCATAAGTGTATCTATACGTTCTTGCTGCTTCTGCGCCTTCTTCTTATCCCTCAGCGCTTTTTCCTGTTGTTTGCGTGCAAAATCAAGCTCTTTTTGTGCGGTTGCTACGTTGTTGGCGTATCCGTTCGCCCTCGCTTGTATCTCAGCGTCCAAAACCTTTTGTCGGGCTGAAACTTCTTTCTCTGCTGCCTTAACTGCCACTTCTGCCGCCTCGACCCTTGCCTGCGCAACACTCTTTAGGTTTTCTATGGCGAACTCCGAAGCCTCTAAAATGGAGTCTTTAAACTGCTCCGCACGCTCTGCGCCTGACTTACCATCTTTTGCGCTAAAGGCGTCACCGAAAACGAGATCAAACAGATTGCCAAATACACCTTGTTTGCTATCCCATCCGGAAGTATCACGCTTGATTGCGTTATCTATCCCTTTGATGGTGTCCTCTACCGTCTTAACCTCGTATCCCGTGATTTGTGATCCGTATTGCTTGGTTAGCTCTAATATCTGTTCCCACTTTTCACGCTCCAATTTCAACCGGAAACGTTCCTGCTCTTTCTCCGAACGCTGCACAATGTCGAAAGCGGCAGTTTCCGCCTGCTGCTGTTGGCTGAGGTGTAACACAGAGCGTTCAATAATACGCTTATCTTGGTTCTCCGTAAAGTCCTTTGTTAATTGTGCTTTGGAAAGCTGATACGCACGCTCTAACAGCAATAATCGTTCGTTCTTCCGGCTCTCTGTATCGATTGACTGCTTGATACGCAATTCGTCCTGTTTGCGCTCGTTTTCGAGTAGTTGCGTTTGGATGATAAGTTCCTCACCCGTCCCACGTCTAACAGCGTTCAAGCGTTCGCTAAGCAAGTCATGTGTTTTCTGCAAATCATCAATAGCCCACCTTTCCCTCATCTTTTCCAAGTCTCTACGCAATTTTGCTTCGATATTGTACACGGTGTCAGCGTACATCTGAGTTGCTCTCTGCTGTTCGGTAGTCTTTTTCTTTAGCTCGCTCAACTCCTTTCTTGCCGCCTCTCTTATCTCGTTTTCCTCCTTTACTCTCGCATCAATGATAAGGGCGATACGGCTTTCTTCGTACTTCTTTGTTAAGTCGTACTTTTCTTTCTGGTCTTCAGTATCTCCCTTTCCTCCGGTTAGCGAATCTACGTTAACAAGTTTAGTTAGATTCTCCATTGATTTAGATAGAACCGTCTGCCTTCTTGCAAGGTTTTCCGCTTCTTCTCCATACTCTTTAATATTATCCTTTAACTTGTTAACATTGCTTGCGGTGGCTGCGTAATACTGGCTCGCTGCTTGATTGGATGTTGCCGTTATGGTAGATGAAACCTTTGCGGTGTACTTTTCGGCTTTAGCTAACTCCCCCTGTGCTTGCACCTGTTTAGTTAACGCCCCTATTCGCTTTTGATCCAAATCAATAAATTCTTTTTGTAGTTCCGTTATCTTATCCAGTGCCGCACGCGCTTTTGCATTTTCTGTTATGGCTTTTGTAGCCTCTTTATATGCTTTATACGCTTTCCCTAATTTAATTTCTTCATCGGTAAGATTCTTGAAATACTCCGGATATTCCTTCTTTAACGCCTTCACCGCTTTGGTGCGTTCGGATGTCGATTTAGAATTGTTTGTAGCCGTTTTGTACAGAACATTGAGTTTTACGGTTTCCTTTGCAGTTTCAAGACGTGCGTTTTGCATAGCGTCCGCCATATGTTTAAGACTGCTTGTTAAATTCTCAACACGCTTCTTCCCTGTGAAAAGGCTACCTATCCAATTGGTTATATCCTTACCCCAAATAGAGAAGGCTGTCAATATCAACACCATCACGGTGTTAAAAGAGAACAGAGATTTAACCAGTTTCCCGGTTATACTTACCTGTGCCTTCCCTGCTTTCGCTGCTGCCTCGTTTGCCGCACGCAACTTCTGTATTTCGTCTATAACCATAGGAATGTTATTGGAAATAGCAAGGAAGAAGGTATTTGCGCTGATCGCCAAGGATGGGAGTTCACGAGCGACCTGTGATATAGAAAAGCCTAAACCATCGAACGCCTGTTTGTAGTTACCCACGCTTAACGTGTGCTTTCCCGTGCTCTTTTGATACTTATCCATCGCAGCGTAAATCTCCGCAGTCTCTTTAACAAGCTTCTTCCCTGCCTCCGTATTCTCCAAATAAGCCTGCGAAAGATTGTTCATCTTTATTTTGTTTAGCTCGTATTGTGCTGACAATGCGTTATAGCTTCCGGCCATACTATTAGCTAACTTAGCTTGCAGTTTATTCAGATAGTTTTGATCGGCTGTCTGTTTCTTCAATACTGCGATTTCCTGCGCTGTCTCTGTCAGTGCCAATTTCAATTGTATCTCAGCGTTCGCCAAGGATCGCACTTGCTTTTCGTAGGCGTCTATCTTTTTGCGCCCTTCCTCCGTTGCGCCTCCACCTTCTGAAATAGGTTTTTGCAGCCCTTTTGCGCCTTCCTCGATACGCTTTAACATAGCGTCATATATCTTTTGCAGTCCTTCCAACTGCGTAATAGCGTCCTTTATACTGCTGTCCGGCTGTATAAGATCGCTATACTTTATTCCCTTTACTTCGTTCGCCATTTGATTTAAATTTATTTGTTCTTACTCCTTTTTGCC